AGCCTTCCATTTTGGCCATGCCGTCCCTTTACAGTTATCCTGCATTCAATGTTTAGCTTCTTTCGAAGCAGTTCCAAAACCATTTCTTGTGAAATTTGCTGTCCGCGAATCTCTTCGCAAATGGCTTCAATTTTTTCGCATCTGATGAAGTCTTTTGTTTCGATTTGCACGCTGTAATAATCCCAGACAGGTGCAAACGGACATCGTGCGTGTATCGTTGTTCTGTGCATTGCTTTCATAGATGGTCTCCTTAAAATTATTTTCTTTTAAGCTCTATCGCCAATTCAATGATTGTCTGTGGCGTTCCTGGCTGCCTTTGGATCGGGCAGGATTCGAACCTGCTGCGCTGGAGCCAGCGGTGGCCGTCGCCACGATCGCCACTGTGTTCTTGTTCGCCTTGTCCGCTTTGGCCCGCAACCGTTGCAAGACGACTCGCAGACACTTGTTCCATGCCTCCTTGCCAGTTAATGAATTGCCATCCATAAAATATATCTGTGGTTCCTCCTGTTGCATTGCTTCGACGACTTCTAATGCGTCCGACCAATGAGCAACAGAACAATCGGATGCGCCGAAGTCCTCGATCTGCTGTTTTTCGTTGTCCATGTTTTCTCCTGGAACTATCCGGAATTTCCGGATGGTTGGTGATTATCCTCCGACCATTTTCTTGCCGTCGGCAAAATGGTTGCCGATCGGTTCAATCAAAACTCGGTCTTGTGTTCGCCCTCAGCCAGTCGGGTTGAGCCGCCCTAGCCGCCGCCCTAGACGCCGTCCTAGCCGCCTCCCTAGCCGCCTCCAATTCAGCCGACGCCCAAGCCGCCGTAGCAGCCCAGGCCGCCCAGGCCGCATGAGCCGATGACCTGACACCTGAAACAGCAGCCACGCAAGCCTCTGCCCAGGCCGCATCTCTAGCATCGGACCAAGCCGCTGCTAATTCCTCGTCGGTTGCATCACCGTTTACGAATCGCTCAGCCACTTCGATTGCATTTTTGCTTTGCTGGTCTGTCAGCAAGTGCTCGACGCTCCTAACGCAAAACACCGCAAACATTCGCAGTTCTTTGTCGCTTAGTACTCCTCGTCGCGTTGCGACCCAAACCAGCCACTCTGGCGGAAGCTTGCCCCAGGCGTCGAACATCGACTCGCAATTCGCCAATGCCCAGTCGCGACCTTCCTCGCAAGCGTCGTGCTTGTCGCAAAATTGATCGATTGTCAACATGTCTCGTCCACCTATAAGCAAACGCTTCCGCACTGCGCGTATCCGGCAATATCGACCCAGTTGTCTCGCTTCGTGCGATTGGCTTCGCGAGACAGCTTCAACGCGATCATCGCCATCGCAACATGTCGCGGTTCAAACTCTGCATCGTCCTTGAGCATGCTCCCGAAAATGGCCGTCCACATCGCAGATGTTCTTGCGAAATCCTGGTCTGGCGGTCCGTAATCTCGCTGGCGATCTTCCGACGTTATCCGCATCGCCTCTTCAAGGACCGATGTCGGTTCTAAAGTTGCTGGAGAAAGAGATGGGCAGCACAAGCCGACTCCTTCGGCTGATATTTCCAATCCGAGCATTTTCGCAACCGCAAGTTCCGTCCTCGCCCCTTCCGACAGCTCCCAGCCTTGGAGAAGGTAAATCATGTCGCAATAGAAAAGCTCGATCAGATCTTCGCGGAACGCTTCCGCCAAGTTAAATCTTGGAGGCAACCTGCTCCAGTCTGTGTCTTCGCTGTACGAAGAGAAGTCCCACCCACGATCGCGATCAAGGTCAGCTGGGGAGACAACCACCCAGCCAAGATCGCTCAGCTTCTTTTTGGCGTTGTCAAAAGCCGGGAAGTTAAAAAACTTGTGCCCTCGCATCGGGCCCGCAAGATAGACTCGCAAGATATCACCTCGTGTGAAAAAGAGCGCCAGCCGGGTGGCCCTTGGAGGTGACAAAAGGGGACCAACGGCATCCTGCCTCCCGGCTGGCGATGGGGATTGCCTTATAGACGAATCAAATCAACGTTCGACTCACGATTTTTTTGCATTTGTCCGAAATCGGTAAAACCGGCTTGCGACCAGTACCGGCACTTCGACACACACAGTCACCAAAAAACCGCATTGCACCATTGCCGCATGCCGACACCAGCAAGCGGAGGGACTTTCGTCAAAAATACTTTCGTCAAGGCCTTTATAGCCCCCTGAGAGGAAAGTGTGTAGTAATGGCACGCATTAGGAGTATGGAGGGAGAGACAGGCTTGACGAATTGACGAAAGTCATATTGATGTACATTACATATATAATTACATAATAATTCCTTATAAATACACGCTTTTTGGCCGGGGGACTTTCGTCAAAATTGGGGTTTGACGAAAGTCCCTTTTTCTTGACGAAAGTACCAATGTGGGGGGGTGGCAAAGAAAATTTCGGGTGGGGTTGACGGACACTTAGGGACTTTCGTCAACGAGTCGCTTTGACGAAAGTCAATAGTGTATTGCGTAACACCTCAAAAAGCCGCCCATCCGCGGTTGTACAAAAGCCGCATGAAGCCCCCAAGAGTGGGGGGAGAGAGTTTACAGGGCGACGACCCACATTCCAGGCCTGCCGCTGCCGCTCGGCTCGGGGATTACCTGCACCGTTCCCGATTCGACCAGCTCGCCGAGGTACTCGTCGCGATCCCGACGCCTGAGCCACTGTGTTCGTCTGGTAAGATCGTTGAGCCTGATGCGACGACCTGGAGCGTCGGCAACGATCGCGAATAGCCGCTTCTTCGCGCCGTCAATGGCGTTCTCGGCAACCAGCATCCCCGCCCGATATAGCATCAGTCGTGTCAAGTAGTTGGCAAGCTTAATGGCGAGGTCTACATCCTGCGTCTCGATCGAAAAATCGGCCCGCTCCGGGTTTCGAGAGCAAGCGAAAATCAAGGCAAGTTTTGCCACCTTCTCGCCTGTCCTGCTCCACAGCGCAGCGTCGACGCTCCCCTCGGATCGCTTACGTTCGTCTATGCCGTCCAGGTGGGCCTCAAATCGCTCCCTCGCTGCGTCCTGGTGCGGTATGGTCTGCTGTTGGGGGAACGTCTCCTGGAGTGGGCCGGCGGGCTTAAAATCGGCCCACCACCGCAAGCTCTGGAGCAGATCCTCTGGCGGCTCGATGACCTCCGGGCGTTTTTTGCTGACATAGCCCGGCGATTCGAAGACGAGCATTCTCGCTAGCAGACCGTCCGCCAGCGACGAGGCGTCCAACCCATCCCAAAACCCGACCGGAACGGAAGTCCCGTACACTGTCGCATGGGGTTGGATAATGGTTGGCGTTTGCTTTTGATCTGCGTAGGCATCGCCGATCCAGGTCTGGTCGCTCGAAGAATACAGCTGCATCAAAACCGTCCCGATATTAAAGAGGTGTGGCGCGTACCCAGCGCTGCCTCGCATCGTGGCCAGCATCCGCCCGATCTCGTCGAGCTGAAACAATGGCGAGAGCCGGTCTCTTACAAAACTCACCAGTCCTGCCGAGCTGGCTATGCGCTCGGGACCGACAAGCCGTTCGTGCCCGCTGAGGTACAAAAGTTCCTTGTTCGTTTTCCTGGCCTGCTCCTTCCCGCTACCCGATGGAGCCAGCCCAAGCAGGTAGAGGTTAGTTCTGGTGCCGTATTCGTCGCGGACCTTCCGCCCAGTAATCGTTGACATCAAAGCGATCGCTCCCGCCACCGCAAGTTCTTGTTGCGGGTAGAGGCTTCTCGCGATCGTGTAATCAATGATCTTCGACAGTAGCCCAGGAGGACGCAGACACTCCTTGGGGAAGGTTGGAACGGCCGGGGTCTTGGCTGGAGAGGGGGCTACCAGAGTCGGGTGGACAACCTGAACCGAGGGCAGTTTCGCCGGTGGAGGCGTACCGTTTTTCCGTCCGTTGACTGCCGCCTCTTGCAGTTCGTCAAGTCGCAGCGGCTGTGGGTTGCGAGAGTTCCAGCGTTCAAGTAGCGACAAGACATCGTTGTCGCCAAGCCTTTCCCCGTACTCACCAACGATCGCATGAAGGTTCCCCGCCAGCTTAAACGCAGTGTTCCTCAAATTCCCGACCAGCGTCTGCGGGATGGCATCGGCATACGCAATGGCACGCTCCAAGACGCTGGAACTGCCCAAATGAAAGGTGTGTTGTGGCGGCTGTTGCGGCTGTATCTGGCGAGTTAGATGTTTCGCAACGACCCAGTCGATAGCTTCCTGACCATCCCCGATCGAGGTGAAGGCATCGCCTAGGCAATCGCCAGTCACTGTCCAGAATCTCGATCTATCGTAGCACTCCACCCCACCCCCACTGGAGCACAGCGACCCCTCGGGCTTTTTAGCCATCGTCGTAAGTTTGACACCAGTCCCAGACGGTGAAATCTCACCGTAGGCAACGCCCGCAAACCTGTCGACGATTTCTTTTGCCCACGGCTGCATCTCGCCATCGACGATGCAATCGTCGAGGTCTACCCCGCAAAGCGGATCGTCCTTTGAGAAAACAAAGGCGATTCCGCTATAACCTCCGTTCTTATTGAACGCCTCTTTCGCGTCGTGGTAGTTACACCATGTTTCTGGGTCGTTGCTTTTCGCTCTCCTGCCATTTGTTTGGTAGGGTATCTTTGTTCCGCCTTCCATCTTCCAGAGCATCCACTGCGGACGCTCAATCATCAACTCGATACCCACGCCCAACCTCCTGTTTTGTAAAACCAAAAACTCCATCGCCCACGCCGAGTGATTGCAATAGCTAGGCTGACTTAGATTCTGCCCACTCAAGCAACTGCATTATGGTTAAGTCTCCGCAATTCTTTATGTCAGCCAGCCTTTTGTAGGTGACTTCATCGAACGCCATTATGCCTGCTTTGGCGATCGCTTTTTCCGCCCTGCCTCCAGGCGCACCATTGGCTTTTGCCCACGCAAGACAGGCTTTATACTCGTCGCTAGCCATTTTTAGCGGTTTCCTTGGAATTACACCGCGACTTTTCTCCGCTTGACGCTCGCTCTCCTGCTTTTGGCCACCCATCGCTTCGAGAGCAATTGCAATACGTTCAAGCAAAACAAGAATTGCTTGGTCATTAACACTCATTCGTATTTCTCCTTGTTGATTGGCTCAAATAACTTGATCGTTAGAAAGGCACTTCGTACTGATTTCCATCGTTGTCTTTCCATACAACCTCTTCGTCATCCACGCCTGGCTCTCGCTGCGGCTTAGGTGGGCCAAGTTCGTACTTGACAATTGCCAAGTACTTGTCATCTGGCCTTTTTCGCGTGCGAATAGAAGTTGGCTCAGATAGAAAGCCAGCTGACGCGATCGCCACCGCCTCTTCGGCGCTTCTTGGCATCGGTTCTTTCGTTCGCTTGTACCACCAAGAGTACGCCTTTTCCCAAGCAAAACCTGCATGCTCAACGCAAATCCATTCATCTGCAACCGGCATGCGACCGCTAATGTACGTCACCCGCATCGACCGTGGGTCGCCCTCGGCAGCTCCTCGCTTTTGGTGAACGGAATAGACGACCTCGTCGACAGGCCAATCTTCAAGACCGCTCCCTGAAAGCGGCGCGTCATTGCTCGCGAAATGCTCATGGCTGATCTCTCGCGGCGGGAACTCAAAGCCGCATTCGACGCAGGCAACAACCGATGCGTGGTTAATCCTTTGGCATTGCGGGCAGGTCTTAACAGGGGCATCACCATCACCACGGCTCGAAGACTTCTTCGATATCGTCATCGCATCGATAGCCCCGTGCCGCTGTACATTCCCGCCAAAGTCAAGCACGAGGCAATTTGCCTTTCCATCACACAATCTCAAGCCGCGACCGACCATCTGGTAATAGAGACCAGGCGATGTCGTGGCTCGGAGAAGAACGACAGCGTCGACGTTCGGTGCGTCAAACCCCTCACAAAAACAGTTGACGTTGATCAAGTACTTCAGCGACTTTTTCTTGAAAGCATCGACCAGGCCGTCTCTGCGTTTGCTGGGGGTCTCCCCAACGACAACGTCGCATGTCTCGCCAGCACAATCAAGGAATTGCTTCACCATCGTTGCGTGCTTCACACCGCAGGCAAAGATGATCACGCTTTGTCGGTTCGCGCAAAGCTTTCTGATCTCGTCGACAGCTAAGCGAACCTTGTCGCCCTCGATAAAAGCCTCCTCCATTTCACTGGCAACATAGTCGCCGCGAATCTTGACGCCGCTCATGTCGACTTCATTCACGCTGCCCTTGCCGATCAGCGGTGATAAGTAGCCCTGATCGATCAGGTCGCGAACATGGGCTTCATAGCTAATCTCGTGCAGTATCCCGTCCTCCTGGCAAACCATGCCAACGTCTGTTCTGTATGGCGTTGCCGTCAGCCCAATAACACGAAGCCTTGGGTTGCAAATCGTAAGGTCGGCTATCAGCTTTCGATACATCCCATCCCCAGTCAACGGGATGCGGTGTGCCTCGTCGACGATGACTGCATTGAATGGGCGAGACCCAGCGATCTCAGCGCCTCGCTGATAGACTGACTGAATGCCAGCGACAATGACATCGTTGTCGACATGGCGTGAATTAAGTGACGCCGAATACAGCCCGCAATCAATCCCCAAGGATTTGATTTTTTCGTAGGCTTGCGAAAGCAACTCCTTGACATGGGCTGTCACCATCACCCGTCCTCCTTGCTCAGTGATGTCTTTGCAAAACTGTGCAATCACGAGGGTCTTCCCGCCCCCGGTCGGCAACACCACGCATGGGTTGCGACCGGGGTTGCAGGAAAGAAAGCCGTAGGTTTCGCCTACGGCTTCACCTTGATATGGACGCAACTCCATCCTAGAGCCATCCCATTTTTGACGACTGGTTGACCGCAGGTTGCGGTTGCGACGCCTTCTCGGCCGCAGCATCCTTGCGAGACAGGTATCGCTTCACGTTTGCGTAAACGCCTCCGTTCTTGCTTGGCTTGTGGATCACATCCAGCACGAGCGAGCATCCAACCAAATCTTCAAAAGCCTTGATAGAAGTCTTGCCAGAGCAAATGCAGATAGCCTTCAGCTTTCGCTGGTCGGTGTTGTTTTGTCCCTGGTAGTTCTCCTTTCCGACAAGGATCAACCGCTCGCGAAGCGTGAGATTCGTGTACACCCCCGTGTCAACTCGATAGATGATCGTCACAGCGCTCGGGCACTGCTCGTCCGACGAATCGTCGGCTTTTACGATCGTCATTGCGTGGCGACCGGCCGGGAGGACTTGGTACTCGGAAGGCTCGTAAGCATCAACATTCGAAACGTCAAAAAACATCTTTTTCTCTCTCCTTAAACGACCTACTTAGGTAAAAACGAACGATACTCTTCGAAATCGAAACTCAGCTCATCCGGCAAACCAAGCCGGTTTTTTGCGAGATGCGATGGCTTCTCGCTGGTCTTGAGAACACGTTCGCCAGCTCCAACGGCGATCGAACGCTGTCGATTAAAACCAAGATCCTCCTTTCGTGTAGAAGTTCTGTAAGTGGCAAACAACACTTCATCGGCCCACTCTTGCAAAAGAGATGATGAGCCATCAAGCAACTTGGGTTGGTAGCGATCGTACGAGTCGCCCTCAGGGTTGAGGAACTTTACTTTCTCGCTATGGGCTGTCAGCAGCACATGCATCCCAGCGTTTCGCAACGCATCGAGGCTCGACAGGAACTTCTCGAAGGCCGCATAGACCTTCGGCGCCCCCTTGCCGTAACTGAAATCCTGAAGGCTGTCTTTTCCTTCACGATCACAGACCGCTTTCGCAATCAGCCGTTCCATCCAGTCAGCGCTGTCGATCACGACAGTCTCGTACCCGTGTCCCTCCTCGGTCATCAGGCTGATAATCGCCTCCTGGACTTCGCCTACCGATCGCAGGACGGGAAACCTGTCTACATCAAGATCAGAAGCTCCGTCTTCTGTCGGGAGAAAAATTGGTGATGGCCATTGTGAGGCCCATGTGGTCTTCCCGACACCATGCACCCCATAAACCACCGTCCTGCGAGGTCTCTTCATTCTTCCTTTTTGAATCTTCGCCAAAGCACTCATCTATCAATTTCCTCCTAAGTACAAACCACTCAAAAAACCAACCCCCCAGGCAGCCATTGCTGCCATGATCAAACCAATCAAAACCGAGCTTCGCTCGTTCGGGGCGAGGTGGGTTTCGGCGACGATCTCGGACGACTCAAACCCGTCCAGCCAGCCAACCCTCCATCCGTCCATCCACGCCTCCTTAATATCCGATTCCGCATCAATCCTGCTGATCACTTTTACCCTCGTTTCTTGTAAAGGCTTTCACTGAGCAAACAACACAATTCTTCGTGGTGATCATCTTTTCGCATCGAGGGCACCACTTGTCATAGTTGGCATCCTCGTGCAAAGGAATTTCATGAGTCATTGCAAGCCGAACGGCGTGTGAAGAAACGCAAAGGATTTTCGCGGTTTGTTCTGGCGTGTACTTTTTCAGCAATCTCTTCATGCTGAAAAACGTCCCCGGATCCCTCAGAATCCAGCTGAACTGTTCTTTTACTCCCTCTTTTGCCATAGCATTCCCTTTTTACATCCAGAGACTTGTCAGCAATGACGATCACGCTCGCACGAGACCCGCTTGCCTCTTTAATAATCACGGTCGAATCACCAATTGAAAACGACTCGCCAACTTTTATCGTGAGACACAAACGTCCCATAGCATCCTCCTTAAAGAAATCGAACGAAATCCATTCTCTGTCGCTTAAGCTCTCTATGAACCTGCGACTTGTTTTTGCCAAGTTCTGCCTGTTTGAACCCCCAAGAATACAACCTAAGCAGGTCATATTTCGGGAGTGAAAGTTGCTCGGCAACCTCAAAGCCAAAGCTTGCTGGTCGATCCTCGATTTCCAGCTTGCAATGAACCTTGCGGTGCCGCACCTCTCGGCGGACGCAGTCGCAATGTCGCGACGAAACTACCTTCCAAACCCAGCAAAAAAAATGCTCGACGTTTACGAATTCGATGTTTCGGAAGCTCAGAAAAATCCGAAGCATAGCGTCCTGGGCAACGTCGTCCCCCAGCTGACCGTATCGCTTAACGCAGGTCGGCAGGATCGCCTTTTCAATCTCGTCAAAAAAACTGTCTAGTCCGGTTCCGGCCTGCGCATCCTTGATCGCTTGCAAGTTCATGACAGTTCCTTTTTAAACCAAAGAATTCCTTGAGCATTCTTTGAGTGTTTAAAAGCCTTCCATCCAACACTGCGCAAGGCATCTCCATAGATGTTTCCGTCGTCGTCCATTGCGACATATGAAGTCAGCTTGGAAACACCTTCCTTAATTGCAGCCTTCTCAAGCCCTTTCAAGAACTTCTTTGCTAAGCCCATGCGACGAAACTTTCGCCCGACAAGGATCCCATTTATATGCAGACCCTTCTCGGTAAAGGAAAACGCAACGTAGCCAGCTACCTCACCATCGCACTTTGCAATGCAAATGACGTTGCGGTTCCAGTCATGCTCAAAAGTCTCTTCATCGCTTTCTTTGGCATGAAACGCAAACAGCTCATCAATCTCTGGTTGCGTACCCTTGAACTTAGAAATCGTAAACATTGTCACCTCCAGGAAAATTGCCAGTGCTATCGAGCGTAGCACTGAAAGTTCGATTTAGTCAGGATAAATTTCGCACTGTAGTGGTCGCGAACGAGCGGTTCGAAAGCTTTTGCGAAGTGCAGTCGGTTGGTACAAATTGACGACACCAGCAATGCATCTCGAACCTGCAAGAACCGATCATTGATGTCTTGCTGCGGCATCGTTGCCACGGTCATCGCCACCAAAGCAGCGTAATTGAAAAAGCCTTCCGCTGGAATCAAATCGTGAATTTGCCACAGCAGTTCATCGCCGTGCAGGCGATCGGCTTGCTCAACTGGCTCATGCACAAGATCGTGCAGAATGTAGGCCTTGTCTTCAGGCCTATCGCCATCGTCCAAGAAAAGACGATCGGCGCGCGCGTCATGCTTCGCGTTCAAAAAACACCTCCGGTTTGTCTAGTCCCGAAGGCTTCAGTTGCGACACCTAGACCTTCGCTCGATGAAAAGATGCTAGGTTCAATCGGTTAAGTAGGCAAGCCCACTTTATTTTTTTCTTCCGCTCCTCGGCCTGCCGATGTGCCCTTCCTCGTATTCGCAGATCTTTTTCACTTCATTGAGGGGGATCATCCACGCTCGGGGGCCGATTTTTTCTCCTCGAATAACATTCGCTCGAAGTAGCTTGCGAACGTAGCTGACAGTCACGCCGGCCTCTTCGGCTGTTTGCGTCACCGTATACCACCTCTGATTTTTTTCCATTTTCGGCACCTCTTCGCGTGTGAAAATGTTAACATGGCGGCCGCCGGGGAGGATCGCAATTGGAGGACAAACTCTCCAAACCTCTCCGGCGGTCGCGCCATGCAATAGGGCTGACAGGAATCGAACCTGCACTCCTTTCGGAACTAGATCCTAAGTCTAGCGCTGTATTTTTGCAGCAATATTGCGGTTTTGTGTCGCGAGACTAGGATGGGGTGATAGCCCACGACGGGCGGGGTATTCCTGGGGATTTTTTCAAAATGAGGCTGCTAGAAGTCTGTAATGCTCTGTACCAATCTCGCGAAATTTCGAGGTTGACTCTTGCGAACTACATTCGCGCTGCGAGGTACTTTTCGGACTGGCTCGGACGGGACGCCGAAACCCAAGATCTTGTCGAAATCAAGGTCAACCAGTGGCTGGTTCGGGAACTCGAAACCCGATCGAAAAGCTACGTCAAAAACCTTCGGCGGGACTTCCTGATCGTGTGGCGATTTGCCGCAGACCTGGAGTTGGCAAAACAGCCGTCTTCAAGGCTTGTGCGGAAGCCGAGGGTGGAACCGCGAGAAGTCACCGTTTGGCCGGTCTCCTGGGTGCCACGGTTGCTGGCGGCCTGCCAGAAGCTGGATGGAAATTTGAAGTCGCTACCGATTTCGCGAGCTGTCTATATGGAGGCCTATTTTCGCGTCCAAATAGACTTGCTGTGCCGTCCAAGCGATGTCCGTGGGCTTTGCTGGCCGTCGATTCGCGGCGGCTCGGTGCGGTTCACGCAAGGGAAAACTTTTGCTCGGCATGCTGCCCAACTGTCCAAGGAGACCCTGGAGGCGATCGAGCAGCTGCGGGGCATCGATCAATTGCGTGTCTTCCCGCTTAGCAAGTCGTCAACTGAGGTTTTGATAGCCAAAGTTTTTGAGCTGGCTGGGATCAATAAACCGGAAAAGCAGTCTTTGGGTCATGTGCGACACACCGGTGGCACTGAGATCGCCCGCCGAAAAGGTTGCGATGCCGCAAGGATTGCTCTCGGCCACGCTCCCGAAAGCAAGGTTTTCGAACGACACTATCTTTCGCAGGAAGCCATCACGCCGACATACTACGATTGGTGGAGGACTGACGGCCCTCACTTGCCGGTCGGTTCATAAAGATCGCATTTGCCTCGCTGGCAAACGACAATTTCATGAAGCGGGACTTCGCTGGAGCTTAGCTTGGTCCCGTCTTTGAGCGTTATGCCGAAGTATTTGATTGGCTGGTATGGAACACAGTATGCCGGTTCCGTATCAGCTGTGGGCCTGATTAGCTTGGTACATTTGTAGGCTGTCTTGTCGCCAAGGCATCCGCAATCCAAGCTTCCGACGACCTCACCTCGATGAACGCAAGGGGTAAGGTTCTTATCAGAAACACGAATAGTTTTGGCAGGCGCTGGGATCGTCGGCGAATGAACTACATGAGCGACCGCAGGCGGAAGCGGTTGCTTGCAGCATCGCAATTTACCAAAGCTTCCCGTTCGGGAAAGAAAAGTTCTTTCACACACAGGGCACTTTGACTCAAACATTAAATCACCGGAAGCAGAGAAACCTTGACAGAAACAACCTTGCAAAATTCATATTCGGAGGTAGTTGTTGCATCATATAGGTTTTGAACAAGCTCAGCCGGATAGTACGGTGTGACTTTGGCAACATATGGGCTTGGATGGAACTGGCAAACCGATGGAGTGTTGTTGCAAGTACATAAATCCCAATTGCATCCATAAGTAGGATTGTTCAGAGTTACAGTACCAGCCTGCGTTAACGCTGTAAGGTAACTGCCATTGTTCCCGCCATCGCAGATGATTTCATTGCACCCAGGCTGGCCATCCTGAATATTGCCGTTAATGCCGAGTGCTGCGAATGGTTCTGCGACTGATTTTGTCCCAAACATCATCAAGTCGGGATCGTATTCTACGTCGTCGCCAGCTCCAAACGTCATTGTGTGAATGTCGTATTCAAGGACGCACCAGTCCACTTGATCAGTCTTGGATTGGATGACGATTGCTTCGCCAACGGCGTCGATGGTTGTTACTTTGTGACTACGAAACTTGCCGATGGTGATCTGGCAATTGTTCCCAGATGGTTGTGATTCAAGGAACCAGCTAGGATTCTCTGGCTCAAGCGGCTGCTGATCACCGGCAATAATTGCCTCGTCAATTCCACAGTACTCGCCGTCGATTCCGATCATTGAACGAGTTATCTCGTAATGGTCGGCATTGTTGTATGTGCAGGTTTCGACAGCTGTCCATGAATAAGTAGTCGTTTCCTCGACAATCCAGCTATAGCTGTCTTCTCCGCAAGGAATAACAACGCAAGCGTAGTTGATTTCCTTGTCTAGGTCGTATTCGATCAGGCAGCAGTCGATCGTGTATACTTGGTGTCTTTCTACCGTAACCTCGACAGACACCTGACCAGATTCGATGGTTATCTCTACCCACGTTACGGCGATAGGCGTCCATCGCTGGGTAATTTTTGCCCCGGTCTGGTATGCAACGCTGCTGTATACTGTGCTCGGCACCGAGGGGCATACCGGATCTTCTGCGGCGCATTCGCAATCGCAAACTAGCGAGTAGGTTCCAACGCAGTCAGATAGTGGGTCTGTGCGAGTCCACCAGTTGACAGTTTCGGATGGAGCGATGTCTGAGCCTATTGTGACACCGACAGGGATGCGTATATTTCTGTAGCAATTTTGGCTGAGGAATGTTTCGTTTTCTTGATCCTGAAACAAGTCGTCAAAGGTACATACACCGCATGTGTCTGTGGTGATCTCATACCGATACCCCCTGATTGGCAGGTTGCACGATATACATCCGCAGCACCCACATCCTGGCATATGCTTCCGCTGCATCAGCACTCCTCCCAGACGACAAACCATCGGCCGGAAATATACTCTCGGACGAGCATCAGGTACTTGTCGGCAGCAATCGCCGTTGCGGCAAGATTGTAGACAGTCATTTCATAGGTCGGGTCTAGATCGCCAATCGCGTCGGCAGTCCCATTGTTTGTGACTCGCTTGACCGATGCGTTGCCACTGCCGGGCTCAGTTCCGTCCCTGGCAGTGATTTCTGTCTCCGAATAAGCCAGAAGGATGTGCGGGCCATCGTCCGGGTACGGGCGAGTTCTAGGTCGAGGCTTGGGCCCATCCCTGCGAATTATCTCGCCAATTTTCTTGGCAGTCGATTCTTTTAGAAGATACGGTTTCTCAGCCACTACCTCGCCCTAATCCAGCTGAAGTTGTCGGTTTTGTAAACATCGAACTCAAGGATCGCAGGAGGGTCGTCGCCGTTGTTGGCTGTCTTGAGCCCGTTCCCGTCTAGGTTGCCTAAGACTCGGTGAGCGTCTTCCAGGTACGGTTCCCATTCGGAATTAACGTCTTGGCGAAACCTAGTCCCGACATCGAGCATTGGTATCTTCCATGTGTCGGCGTCATATCTCAACTGATACTCGACCTTCCATGCCGGGACTCGATAGTAGTAGCCTCGCTCGGCGCTTAGCACATTGCAAAGAAGCGTCTTTGCTTCTGCACCGAATTTGCTGGCAGAGTTGACGGTATTGTTCCGCGCCATGATGTCGCTAAGGCTTAGCGTTGGGAATTCGTACTGCACCCATTTCAAAACTGGTATCAGCTGTGTAATTGTAAGAGGGGTTTCAAATTGTTGTCCCGCACTGTTGACGATTGGATCGCCGGAAGTGTCTTCGGCCAGGACTTTTTCCTTGGACTCAAACGCTATTTTTATCAAGGCAACCCAAGTCGTCGGGTCGTTGTTGTTTTGCTCGTCCTCTTGCTGGAGCGGTTGCGTTTCAAATTCGCAAGTAACGTCCCAGTAATATGGGTTGTCCTCTCGCCTTTCTGCCGTCTTCGATACACACACCGCGCCATTAGAGGTCTGGGTGATTGCCACGATGGGCAGGCCGGGAGTGTCGAGAAGGATCTGCTCTCGCGTGGCGTCTTTCTCTTCCGAAAGCACCAGGAAGTGGAAGGTTTCAGCGAATAGGAGTTGCTGCCCTTCGCCCTTTTTTATGCTGCCGCTACCGCTGCGTTTTTCGCCAACGATTTGACTTGCTGACATATTTTGGCTTCCTTACTCTATGCCGAATTCGCGATCGGCAATCTTTTGCAAAAGATCCTTGGAGGTTTTTTGAAGATCCAGTTGCTTCTGGAAAATCTTCTTTTCCTCGTCTCGCTGCTTGCTTTCTGCCAAGTACTTGTATGCCTCGACAGTGCCAGCCCTTAGCGCTGGAACCATGACCGCCCCGTTGCCCCAGGTCTCCTCAAAGACCTGCTGTTCCAGACTGGCCTTTTCCTTGTCAAACTCTTGCTGCGTTATCAGCTTGTCGTCGAGAAGCTTGCTAAGCTTTGCAAATCGAACAGCGGCTTTTTCTTGCGAAGACAATTGCGACATGAAGATGTCTTTGGCGTCTTGCTTTTGCTGGTCTTTGTATTGCTGCTTTGCCAGCTCGGCTGCTTCTTTAAACTTCGCGAACGCCTCATTCGCCAGCCTGCGATTACCTAGGCTCTGGATCATCTCCTGCCTCACGGCATCAAAACTTTGTTTCGTAGCAAAGGTCGCCCACTCCCCAAGCGATGTCGTTGTGTTTTCTATTCCAACGCCTTGCCTCGCTCGAGCTGAGATTGCCCGCAGGACAGTGTCCTCTTGCTGAAAGCCAACCTGTTGTTCAAGACGTTTTTGGTTCGCCTCTTTTTTCTTCTCGATGCGATCAATCTCACGAAGCAGGTCGATTGATTTCTGAATGTTCTGCTTGCCCTCGGCGCTCATCTGCAAGTCTTTTTCCATCTTGCGAAGTGCAGCAATTTTGTCCGCAAGGGTTTCTTCCTTCTCAAGCAGTTTGGCTTTTTCTTTTTGCAGTTCGCCGAGACGGTCAAAAGCCTTCTTGTCGTTGTCACTGACGATCTGAAGTTGCTCCTTTGCCTGCCGCTCTTTGGCGTCGGAGTCCAGTTGCTTCATCTGCTCAGCAAACATCTGGAACGCGCGATAGCCCTTTTCCAGCCCAAATATTTCCTGGAACTGAAACTTCAGCTTCTCCTGCATTCCGCTATTGGACGAGAAGACATCGGCGTACTGCTCCATCGTCATCTTTTGTTTTTCAAGTTCCGACTTGATTGAC